GTCAGACTTGGTATCCTTATCTGGTCTGGTGGTATTTTGACTCTTGCTTATATTAAACTTCCTGCTGCACTTGGTATTCCTGAGCAGAAACTTGATCCCACTTTCATTGCATCGGTCTTCACTGGGGTTCTAGCTACCTTTGGAGTTCAGACTGCGAAGAAGTCTGGTGACGGCACAATGAAGATGGGTGGTGCTGGTGGTGTTTCTAAGGCAGACTTAGAGAAACTGATTGCTGCTGCAGCACAAACCGCACCTGCTCAAACCATTCGTATCGAGCAAGCACCTCTTCAGATTGCAACTGCTGCCCCTAAGAAGGACGGCGAACCACCTGTAATGCCTACGGTCTAATACCATGATGTTTTTAACGATGTTTATTGTTGGTCATATGGAAATCGGCAATGGATATTGTCGTACAGATATTATGCTTCATAATGACCCAATCGCAATGGAGTATCCTTGCGAATATTATTCTGAACTGAAAGATTTGGATATTAAATTACAAGGTCAGTAAAATGGCACTCAACAAAAAGACTGATGTCCCAGAAGTAATATCACCCACACCACCAAAAAGATTCTCTACAAAGAATATTGCTATTGGATTGGGTGTGGTATTTGGTATTGCTCATATTGGTGTCCTTGGTCATTTGTTGAATGCTGTTAGACCGCAGTATCCAGTAATTAATTTTCCGCAGGGAGATTATTCATCTTATAAAGTTGAAGCAACTAGGGATGGATATAGAATTGAGTATCGAGCAAATGACCCTAGAGTTTTACAATCGGAAAAATCACTTCAATTAGATGCTGCTAAGAAGGGTTTATTTGGTCCTAAGGTAGAGCATCGTAAAGAATATCGTATTGACCAATATACTATGGATGGTGTTAGAAACTTAGGAGGTGGCGCAGACGCCGAGGGAAAGTCTGCAAAAGACATAGAGTGCATCGTGGCGGACGCTGGAGCACGGTCACAAGGTGCGATGGCAGGTAGTGCGATTGCTGCTGGTGTTGCTGTTCCTGCTGCGATGAATATACCTTATATTGGATGGTTGGCATCTGGTTGGGCACTATTGCTTGGACAGAAGATGGGTTCGGAAGCAGGGTCACAAGTTGGCAAAGTATTTAATGACTGCTAATGGAACATAAATTTAAGTATTATTGGGGTGGAGAAGACAACTGGTATACCAAGAGCAAAAGGTGGGCAAACGAACAAAAGTTTCCTATCAATCATCTTGCCCTAGGTTTCATAGAATGGTTATGGACTATGTGGGTCCAAGGTAGAGTTGATATGGAAATGACTGATGTGGATAAACAAGTCAATGAGATTATAAAAACTTGGGATGAAGAAGAGAAACAAGAACCAGTAACAGAAATCAAAAAGTCTGATGTAGAAGGACTTGATGATATTCGTATCATTGCTCCCTGGTCAAATGCCAATGATTGGAATGATACTTCTATAAATCACAAGAAGTGGCGATGAGAGATATAAACGATCCTGTCTGGTCTGTAATTATTCTTCTTTGTTGCGGACTCGCATTTACGCTATATTGTGTCCTATATATTCTACGCCTATCATTTAAGGAACTAGAAGAAGATGTCCAAGAGTCCGAACAAGGGCAAGAAGGGGACTGCGAACAACAAGAAGCAGAACCAGGGCAACGCAACAGCGAAGAAAGCCAAGAACGGGGGTAAGAAGAAGTAATGGGTGCTATGCTTCCACCAAGTCGGAAGAGTTGTTATAACTTCCGAGTTGTAGAAATAAATAGGGTTGTAGACGGCGACACAATCGATGTCACTATTGACCTGGGTTTTGATCTTTATAAAAAAGAAAGAGTCAGAGTTGCAGGAGTCGATACACCAGAGAAACGAACTAAGGACGACGAAGAGAAGGCACTTGGCTACGACGCAACCCACTGGCTCGAAGACAAGCTCAATGGTGCTATCGCTGGTGATGATGACCTCGTTATTAGGACTGAGCTTGTTGGGGGTGTTGGTAAATACGGTAGACTCCTGGGATGGCTTTACATCGGAGACGCAGAAGTCTCTCTCAACGAAATGATGATTACCGAAGGATATGCTTGGGCATATGACGGAGGAACCAAACAGAAGAACTTTGAGGAACTCAAAGAGATTCGCAGAGCACACGGAACTTTAGTGGAGTAATCCAATGCAAAAACTAATTAATTTACTTGCCCTTGCTTCATTCGGAGTATCTGCTGCCGTCGTCGGTGCAGGTGCTTATGTGTATCTTAATAAGGATACACTAATCGAAAGTGCAAAAGAAGCAGCAATCAAACAAGTTACAGCATCTGTTACAGAAGCACTTCCTGGTATGATTAGTGGTGCTATGCCTAAGATGCCTAGTTCTACAGGTGGTATTATTGACGCAAAACCTGCTATTCCGGGTTTTTAATACTATACATAATACTAGTATTGATATTTTGATATGACTACAACTAGAAGAAAAAATAGAGATACTGAGGGAAAGTTTTTCCTTTATGTTTTCTTTTATCACCTCTATTCATCTTTACTGAATCTTTTTAAGGATGATTGATGCCTGAGATAAGAGAAATCCAAATCAGGAGTTTGGATATCCCCCCAGTTCCTGATTGGTTGATGAATTATCCACAATCAATACCACCAGTTGTTCCAGTAACACAAAACATTGGGACACCGATAGTTGATATGCCTGGTTGCGTAGAAGCACACCCTGATGGTGGTCCACAACTGGCACAAGACGACCCAAGAGGTGCTAGGACTTATTGTGATGGAAGTGTACCATCATTTAATCCTATTAACTTTGAACCAAACCAAACTCTACCAACTCAAAAACCGAAGGTAGATACAAGGCAACCTAAAACTCCCTCTGTTCCTGAGTTACCGATACCTAAAACTCCTGCTGCTACTGCTAAGGTAGATTGTCCTACACCATCACAACAGGCAAAAGAACCTGTTGGGACAATGATTCAAGGTTTTAGAAAAAAGGTAAGTGGATATCAACTTGTAGGAAATGAGTGTATTCAACTTACAGAAAAAGTCCCTTTACCCCAACAGATCATTTCTGGACTTCCTAGCCCTGGAACTGTGATGGCAACAGGTGGCATTGCTGTAGTTGCAACAGCATCAGCACTTGCAGCAAAACCATTAGCAGATATTCTCCTTAAGTTGGTCAAACCAACGGTCAAGAAAGTTATGAAAAAGATTGCTAAGATCAGGGGGAAGGAAGAGGTGTTCTTATCTGTAGCGGAGCGCCGAGCGGAGCAGCGGGAGAGGAATCAGGCAATAAAGGCTTTGCGTTCGGCACTGAAACCGAAGGGATAGAATGTCTATGTGGGGGTATGACACCACCAGGGTTAGTAACAACCACATCCGCACACACTTTATAATATGGAGACTTGGGGTGGAAATAGATACCCTGCTTCTTCAACTCGCCACAATTCTTGAGTCTGGCGATTTCGAAGTCTAAACGCTTATTGGCAGTTAGTTGCTGCTGTAAGGCAATTTGAGTTGCCGCTGCCTCTTTACACTGATCTTGTAGTTTCTTGTCCTGCGGGATGCTCCAGGTGGCACTGACTCCTAGTGAGATATTATAGTTATCTTTTTGCCCCGTTCTTGTAGGAACTGTATATAAAATATTTCCAGGATTATCTAAAGACCCATCATCATTCAGGTCACGCATATCATATACTGGGTCATTATAATAAGGTTCATAAGGTTTCTGCATCGAACCAGAACCAGTAACAAATGGAGTGATATTTAGTGTTGGTCCCTGACACTGAATTCCACCACCATAAGTGTTGGTGATGTAAGGACCTTGTAAAACCTGGATTGCCTGATTTGTCACCGAGCCCGAACTATTAGCCACTGGCGCAGCAGTCGCACTTACACCACCAACTTCAGCATTTGCAGGTAAGGTAAAAAGTAATGCAACTACTGAGTAAAGATACTTGTGGTATCCGTGATGCTTTGGATTTCCGTAGTTCTTTGAATTATTGTTTGATTGCTTAAACCAGGACCCTGATAGGTTTCTGTGAACTGAAACGCTGCTCCTGGTGTTGTCTGTGTGAATGTCGGTCTGCTTGTTACGCCAGTCCATGATGAAGTCACTCCTTCGATTGTTACATTATTAGCACCCGTTCCTGGTGATAAGTTACCTGATGCTGTAATACCACTACCTGTTATTGTATATTGATATCCTGTGTTATAGTCTATTGAATTTATAGTTTCCGTAACCGTACTTGTTGTTTCGGTATGAGAGGTCATCGAGCCCTGTGTAAAATTTGGTACTACAGGAACTGCCCGTGAAATCGACGGGACAAGTGCATAAAACAAACCCACACTTAGGGCACCGATGATACTCCTCTTCATTACTAGACTCCATTATTACTTAACAGTAATCTCCGTTACAAACTGTCCAGTAGCACTTG